TCAATTATTCTGTCAGTATTTCCACCGAAACTAAACGCTTGTTTTTTCCAATCAAATCCAAAAGCCCCTTTTGCATAGTTATAACTTCTAGTAGCTACACCACCATTAGCATTATCAATTAATCCGTCCACTATCTCTCTATCAGCTACTACCGTATAATCCTTGTATATTGGAAGGTTTTCTACTTTACCGTAATCGCTTACACTGTCAGTCTGCCAAGCCCCTTCATCATTGATACCGCTCTCTTTGTTCCAAGCAGAGTTGTAAATCTTCATATTATGCCCGTTGCCGGAGAAGTCCACAAGCTCATCATTGAAAGAAGCGTGGTTCTCATTGGTGATGCCCTGCCGGATGGTGTCGTAGATGATATCCGGTTTAACATGCTTGTCCAAATTGAAGTAGGATATTACCTGATTGATTTGGTCGGTGGTTAATGTTTTGTTAGAGATGAATGTCCAATAGTAGGCTATTTGGGAAACTTCACTTATGGTGCCACTGTATTTATAACCTTGAACAAAGAATTTATCAGTAGGATCTAATGCTGAGTTACCTTCTGTTGTATAGTCTTTCTTATCTCCAAGTATATTATTTATCAGCGTAGGAGGATTGTTAGTATTTATCTGTCTTGAATACCCGTATATACCTGTTTTTCCAGCAGAACTACAAATATTCCTACAAACTACGTGAGCTACACTTTCCGAACGAATATTATTAATAGTTGTCAGTGAAGACAAACCTATCTGATGAACCATACTCACCACGGTAACCTCATTGCTTCCTCCCAACATTTCCTTAACCGTCTTGGTGGAAGTGATTAAGTCGTCTTTACCGTCGGTGACGAAGGCACCTTGATGAGAGGGGATTTGCTCAATAGTTATATCACAATCACCAATTACAGAACCGTCTAATGAAGTTATCATAAATCCATACCATCCAGCTACTAAATCGACAGATATTTCATTAACTCCATTAACCAATTCTTTAATAACAGTGTTTTCATTATTAAGAGTACATTTCATATCAGATGTAAGCCCTGATATTTTTAACTTAATATTAAACTTCTTAGTTGTAGTTACATTTTCAAAGAATGCATGGGTTTCAGTAAGAGATGACTCTATACGAGTTATATGAATACTATTGACATTTATTGTACTAACAATACCAAGTTTAGATATTCTCCATGTAGTAAAATCCTCTTCATACTTCCCATACCCACTATTCAGCTTGTAAGCCGCGTTACTTATGATGAACGGATTGTCCGGGTCAACCAAGTTCTTGATTACAGCCCTGTCAGGGTCGTCGTTGCTCTTGCCGTCACAGATACAGACAGCGACCAAAGAAGCCAATACTTCCGGGTCGATGTAAGGACGGGCGGAAGTATTAGCCCGGCGGGAAGGCGAACCGATCTGATTCAAACCAACCCGATTCAACCCTATTACATTTAATGGTAACTTGTTAAGCTTCATTGCCGGATTCGGTTACTGTTCCACTTAATACTTCACTTCCACTCTCGATGCGGATAGTTTTCGGATAAACTAAAGCTGAGAAGTCATAGTCAAAGATAATCCCCGAATTATACGGGATGATGTTGGGAACCGCTACCACATCAAAGCCTCTCTCAGTGGCAGTCCGACCGTCAACAGCTTCCGCATATTCACCATTCTTCTGATAGATTTTAAGACCACCATTGGACACACGCTCCAAGTGAATATTAAAATCTGCATTTACCACTACTTCCGCCACATATTCCTGAGTATCATTATTCTTTGTAAATCTTAAATCTGCCATGATTGTTCCTCCTATTGATTATAATTTTAAAACCTGTTTCTTCACGTTGCAACTATCATAGCTGACATGAACCCATGAGAAGTTCTTCTCATCTATCAGCTGCGTAAAAGGAAGGTTAAGCTCCTGTACGAGATTGAATAGCTTTTTGTTTTCCGCTTTTGTGTTCGGAGTGCCAACTATATCAGCCGCCATTCCTTTCATGTGCTCGCTGGTCTTACTTCCTCCTACAGCCTTGTTTAATGCTTCGCAACGGTATCCGCTAGTTACAATGATAGGTTTGCCATAGGCTTTCCGAAGAGGATCAAGAACGTTATCTATTAAACCATCTACATTGCAGATTAACGCTTTCGGCAGACGGTTATCAATACCGCGTCTGTCAGCCGTTTCGCTCTTTACCATTTCAGCTATTGTGAAATACTTTCCCATATCTTTCCTCCTATAATATCAATGTTAATACTCCGATTTGAATCGCTTGTCCGATGAACCCGCCTATCAGCGTGGCGGCAATATCGAGCCAATCCCATTTGTTGCCGTATGCACGGTCTTTGAACTCCATGCCGACAGCCAGTCCTGCCGCAAACAGGATGGTTAACAGTGCACCTGCCGGGATGGCGTAGAGCAGGTGCTTGATACGGTTACTTTCATTTATCCAGCTCATATAATTATGTTTTAATAATCACTGGGTGGCTTACGCTCCTTGCATCCTCTGACTTCGCATTTCTTGAAATTCAATGACTGATTCTCGAGTTCGAGTTTTACATTCTTAGACTGTAGGTCACGTATGCGCTCGCGGTCTTCATTCTTCTCAACATAAAGTTGGTCGATCTTGGTATCCAGTTCATGAACTTTGGCTTCTTTCTTCTCGTACAATTCTTTCCACTCGGCTGCATACTGGGTTATATTCTCAGCTTCCGCCTTCTTGGCGGCTGCTGCTTCTTTTCTCTTCTTCGAATCGTAGAACTGGAAGGCTCCAATGAGGGGAAGCAGGATAGTTGCGACTATCCCACCTATCATTGCCACTATCTGACTGATTTGTTCCATATTAAACCAAGCAAGTAAGATAAACGGTCAACAATGAAATTACCTCAATCCAGAACATCGGCTTTCTCTTTATGAAATCGGAGATGAAGTTACCCGTCCAATGCTTCTTCATGGAGACAACCATGTAAATAATGAATCCCGACCATAACAGAAGCCAGTACCAACTGTTACATCCTACCCATATCTGGGAGAATATTAAGGACATGGCGGCACCTATTGCATGAGGAACCTTTTGCTCCGATTTGAAGTTGGGAGACACACCGAGCACAACCATACCGACAACCGAAAGGAATACAAGAAACTGGCTGTTCTCCGTACTTGATTCCAAAGCTGCCGGAAGAAGCAGAACACCGGAGCCAATCATGCACAGAGCGAACCAAAATTTGTGTGTCAGCGCATAGTAGGTGGCACTGATTGAATAAGGGATTTCTTTCCCTTTCTTAATCATCGTATAAACATAGCCTGCGATGAGAATGAATGATAATAGTACTAATAGAATCATAGCTTTATCTGTTTTTGAGTTTATAATACAAAATTGAGCTGTTCCGGATATCCGGTTTTGTAATTGTAGGCTTCCACTTGTCCGGCATCAGACAAGCTCCTTACAGCCGCAATATGAGATTGCGTCACATTGTAGCAGTCAAGGGCGTACAATTCAAGCCGGTTGAGCATTTGCAGGGCTGTATCAACAGGGATAACGTACTTCTCGGCATTGTACCAAAGCGTGGTATTCATCCGACCGGATTCTTTCTCGATACGGATTGAGTTGACCGGCCAGACACGGGTGTCTCTGTCTAACCGTATCTGTTTTCCGGCAAGCGTGAATGAGTTGACGGCATCCGACTTGTCATAGGCGTTGATTTCCGCTATCTTTATCTCTTTCAGTTCGTCAATCGTATGTTCATGCTCGACCAGTATAGGATACCCGTCAGCATTCTCTTTAATCTCTTTACCGGCAGATTGACCGTCTAATAATTCTTGCCAATATTCGACACTTATTTCCACTGAACCTTCCAATGGTGTGTCGTAGAATCCGTTTTTCCAATACATTTTTTGTTCCATAATTATTCTTTATTAATTATTTCCAACTTCCTATTGCTATCCATCTGAATGGTGGAGCAGAAAGAAACACCCCTGATTCATTTGCATATCTTCTATAAACCGTAAAATATGAAGTATATATAGAACCATAATTCACAGACCATATAGAATTATCCGTATTATCCGCAGAACTAGAAAAAGCTAGGGAAAAACAAGATTTAAAAGATATTGGGAAATTGACAGACTGATTATTTGAAGCACCGTTGCTAAAATATCCCCATTGTATCAGCAGACCGTTATTAAACTTGGCATAACCGTTCTGACCGAGTGATACAGTCATGGCATTCGATAAATCGGCTTTAGCGTATAATGACAAGTCTGATTTTAATGCCAATTTAGTTTCAGTTGGAATACCCGCCTCTATGGAATAATCATTCTGGACTGTAAGTGTCATACTACATATCGAAGAAGGATCATCCGGATTTATCCAAGACAATTCCATCCAAGAGCCAACTTGAATATCATTATCCAAAAAATACGGACTATAAATGGAAATAGGGATATTCAATCCTGAATTAGCCGTATACTCTCCGCCATAGTGTACATGCATTTTACTATACCCTCCATCGTAGTAAAGCTTCTTTATATTATTCGCATCTTCATTACTTAAAAGCAAAGATGGTCTATCAACAGTTAACAACTCTGGAGTATTTAAGATAATGAATTTACTCGTCGACGATCCATTTGTACTAATTCTCGACATTCCCATTTTTTCAAGAAGTATAGTCATATTAAACATTTGTCCGTCTTCGGAAATTTGTGTTTTCTCCGGACTGGAATTGCCGGATCGCACATAGCATTCTCCATTCACGTCAAAATATGAGAGAGAAAGTATATTATTTATAAATTGGATAATCCAATACGGAACACCTGAAGCATTCCCGCACGTGAAAGTATAAGTATCGTAAGGAACGGAATAAAGTTCTATAATTTTCTGCTGTTGGGTTCGGAACTGCTCATTATCAACTTTCTGGGAAACCCCTCCCGGCTTGAATCCTCCTTCTACTCTGAATTCAAAGTATTGCTGTACTCCATCAACCCAAAAATGATTGTCAAAGCTTGAATTATTATCTTTATTGGAATATTTGATCAAACAAGTTTCCTGCAAAAGCATAGGATCTGAACAAACAGAGAAAGGTTCGCTTACTATGTTAGTGTCGGAGTTATCCTCCCGAATCTTCAAAGTATATACAGAATCTTTCAGACCTGTTATACTCGCTGTAAATAGACGTGTAGTATCATTGACTCTATATTCATCCAATAATATATCATTATCCTCATTGGTAATATTATCACAGATAGCAGCTGATACTACATCACTATAATCATCCGAGAAGATTTGGATCAATATTTTATCTGTAGTGTAGAATTTTTGGATATAGTCTATATCCTGTTGGAATTCGTTCTTTAAAGGGTTAAAGAACAATGGGCAAATGTCTCCTGTTTTAATCATACGGTCTTTTCGTTCTTAATTGGGTCAGAGTGCCACATGACACTGTACCGCAAATATACTATTTTTTTGTAAATAAATGCAACGGATTATCAACTTTTTATATCTCTCACAATCAGCGTGTAGGTACTCCCTTTTTCTTTGGCTATATTCAACGAAAGATTCTTAATATATCCCGTTATCGCCTCGCCTTGATTCGTGAACCTTACAAGTCCGGTCAGATCTGAAGGA